ACTTACATCAACCCATCTGCAACGATTGTTTGGGTAAAGACCAATTTGTCCATTTGGTAAAATGATACAGTTATGTGACTTATGTTCTTCTGGAAATTCTGAAAATGAAATATCAGGAATGTCCCGATCAGGATGATAGGAATCAATTGTGAACAAATATTTACCATTTTCAGATAAATGACCAGAACGATGTTTAACCTCAACAGACATTGTATATAAAAACTGCTTTTCAATTAATCTAATGTCATAGTCAAAACTATCCCAGTACTGTAAATCAGTGATTGGTAGATCTGGACTTATTTCTCTTGGATGTTCGTGATGGTCACTTTCCCAATTCAAAAATGCCGAGATTGGTAATTTATCATAAAGAGCACCATATTCTGGAATATAAGTTTCGAAATAAAAACACTTTCCCCAGATTGATTTGATGGACACCCACCAACCTTTCACATATTCTCCGTGTCCATCACGAAGATCTCTTAGATATTCTTTACGAATCCAAACTTTTTTTGGTGGTAAATTGATAATATTCATTTAAAAATTTTTCTCATTGGGTTTATAATATGTTGTCAATTCTTCTCCACATTCAATGTCTTTGATTGAGAAGAGTTCATCAGATCTTCGATCCCAAAAGACATTGGGATTATAAGAATGATTGACATAATATGCAGTATAAATCTTAAAGGCAGGAACATCCAAATAAAAACCTTCTTTTACCCCATCCGTCATTGCCATTATATAATTTTGAATGTTAGGTGAAATATCTTTTATTTCTGAATATTCAAAAAAATAATCATCTGTTCTTTCAACCTCAAAAATTAGAGTGTCTTTAGGAATATCTATTAAAGCAAAAACCCCAACACCAGCACCAGGAATAGCACTGGGTTTGAGGTATGTCTTTAAGTTTTTAATTGAATTTAAAATTTCACTTCGATTATATGATATCATCTAAAAACTTCCATGTAGTTCATCCTTTACCCTGCCCTCTGTACTTTTTGCGAGCTTTATTACGAGACGTAGCAGAGTACTTTGTATGAGCCCCACAACCTTGCTTAGTTTTCTTGGGAAGAGATTCGATTACCTGCTTTCCACCACCTGATGATTTTTTAATTGCCATTAGTTTCCTCCTATAATTTCTGTTTCAAGTTCTTCAGGGCGTGGAGAACCTGTCTGATAGAATTCGATTGACAGATCCTCCATAATATTGAAATATTCTTCTTCAGAAAGATTTGAATAAATTTTTCTTCCTTTACAAAGAATATTGTAAGATTCGTTAGTCATCTCAAATGATTCTTGTTTTTTCGTGCCCAACGCGAATGCGAGGATCGCACCAAATTTCAAATCCTGCTTCTTTTGCATCCAAACAGAATGATACATCTTCTCCACACATATCCTGAACTTCTCCAGATTCAAAAACTTGCATCTTAGGAGCAAACCAGGGATACTTCATTTCGGAATGTTCAAATACTCCGTGCTTAATCAAAAGCCAACCAAATCCTGCATAATCAACGGTAAATGGTTTACGACGCTTGCTGATGGACTCAACGGTTTCGTGATTCATAACTCCACCATTATTACGGAAATCATCCTCTTCCATCCAGTGTGCCACTGAGGTTGTATGTCCGTCTTCGGTTGCATACCATCCAGAAGCAATGTCCTTATCCATCAGAACAAGTTGCCAGAATTTTTCAGTATTAAAGACAATATCGGAGTCAATCCAAAGTTGATAATCATATTGAAGTTTTCCATCCCAAGGAATTTGGTCAGGTCCTCGAAGAACATTCGCACCTAAACATTTGCATCTTGCAAAGTTTACCATGGATGAATAGTCTTGTGAAATTTGAATACTTGCACCGGACTGTACTAAATCAAAGCACAGTTGAACGAAGCTCTTTAGATAGGTATAGGAGACTCCTCTTCCCGGAAGGCAAAAAACAATGGACTTTCCACGTACCATTTCCTTTGCAAGATCATAATCCCATTCTGCTTCTTTATTTGATGCCACTGGGGCATTTGCTTTTACGGTAAATCCTTTAGCCATAATTGAAAGTAGTTACTTCATTATCATACAATATTATGTAGCGATTGTCAATCTGTGCGTTCTGCGAGAATTACTTCATCTCCTTCAAGAGTAAAGCATATTTGAGTGTCTTCATACCAAGAGAGTTCATTCATAATTTGCTCTGGAATTTTGATGAAGTATTCACCACTAATTGGATCGACCTCTATGGGTTCAAAAATATCCCCGGAATTTTTTTTCATTCGATGTATTTTAAGCGACCTTTTCAAAATTATATAGTATTCGGAAAATTTTTAAGGAGAGTGATATTTACAAGTCGATTTGGGTCGTTTATAGCTTAGGGTAGTTAGGCGTTTTTATACGGCGGCGACCGCCCCTAAGGACGCCCCAAGGGCACTGCTCCCACACGAACGATCAGACTGCCCCCCCACGAACGAACGCAGGGGGCAGGGTGAGTCCCTCACTGAGTTGAGCGCCAGCCGCTGATGGGGCACCGTGCCACGTCGGGGGCATGGGTCTCAGAGAATTGAGCGGCAAGCACGGTAGCAGGCAGACCCCAGTGAATGTAAGCGGAAGGGCGGGAACCGTTCTTCAGTTGATCGGCACGGGAGATCCACTTGATTTGGCGGGTCTGCAGATCGGAGCACTGAGCGAGGGGCCAGAGCATGAGCGGGGGGGGTTGAGAACGAATGAATTGTAGCACGGAGGGGGCAGGGGGGATCAGTACCCCAACCACTCCAGCAGTTCGCCGCAGTCGATTCGCTCATCCTGCAGGGGTCCGTAGGTTGCCCAGAACTCAGAGCCCAGGGAGTGCATCTCTGCTGCCTCCACGGCAATGTGCCACTCAACGCAATCGTCAAAGGGATTGGAGCAATCCCAGAGGATGTCCTCAAAGGTGGTGCCGGGGGCGTACACGTTGAGGCAGTCGCGGAGGGCAGGGAGGGTGGCGGTCATCGGATCGGGTGTCGGTGGAACTGAGAGAATTGTAGCACGGATGGGGGGGGGAGGGATCCCCCCCCTTAAGCATGATCAGGCAGTGATCAATTCCACCCAGTAAGCGGTCGGGTATCCAGGCTCCCGCACGGGAATGCTGCGAACCAGTCCCTTTTTAACCAGGCTTCCAAGCACGCCTGCCGTGCTGAGCGTTTCATCAGCCAGCTCATGGAGCCACCCGCTTCCGGGGGCATCCATGCCTTCCTGGATGGCGTTGAACAGGTCTTGCTCTTTAGCGGTCAGGGTCATCGGGTGCGGTGCGGTGTGCTCTGGAATTGTAGTCGGTTGAGGGGCAGGAGTCAACCCACCCCCCTGAGGGTCAATAGCGATCCATCAGAACGTGAAGGTCGCGCAGGGCAGTGATCTCAGAAGTATCGGTGCCGAGTGCCTCCAGCTGCCGGTAGCGGTGGGAAATGGCATCCTGCAGTGCCAGCAGTTGCAGCGGGGTCAGGTTGAGAACGACGGGGGTGATTTGCATTGAGGTGCCTTGCGGTGTGCTCTGGAATTCTACAGGGTCAGGGTGCCAGGGGTCAACCCTCCCACTCATCCGATGGGGTCAGTGCCCATACCAGCGATTCCAGCTGGCAGGCGTAGATGCACTCCTGCCCGTTATGGCGGACCTTCCAGGTCTGAGCGCCCGTGATGCCAGGGATGCGTTCGATCCGCTCCACCCCGTAGGGGGCAAGCATCACCATCGCTTCGGAGATCAGCATAGGAGGGGGGGGGGTGTGAACTGAGAGTATTGTAGCACGGATGGGGCAGGGTCAGCGCCCGTCCGTGTAGGATCCGAGGATGTGCCCGTTGCGGCGCACCTCAGCATAACCATAGTCCTCTGAGAGCATCAGGCACAGATCCCATGCCTTTGCCTCATCATGGGTGCTCTCATTCTCAAAGGGGGCAGAGGGGACGTGAACTTCGTATCGCATTGTGGTTGTCTGAACTGAGGTCATTGTAGAGGCAAAGGGGAGGGGGCAAACCCTCCGCTGTGCCACTATCAGAATTGGATTTCTTCCAGAGTCGGATCGGCGGCATTCAGTTCAGGTTCAGCAGGGCTGGCAATAGTCTCCAGAATTTGAAGAATTTGCTCACCATTGTTACCAGAACGAAGCAGTGAAATTGCAAGATCGCGGGACATATGAATTCAGGGATTGTAGGATTGTTGGAGTGCCATCACCTCCCCCGTTCGGATGGCGTGTGGGCAGTCTTTAGGGCGCTGCCGTTCCCATCACTCAGGGTGCCAAATGTGCAGGAGATCCACAGGAGCGATAGAAGGCAATCATTCGCTCCGCTTCTTCCAACGTGCGGAAGAATTGTGATCGCCACTCACACTGATTGTAGGGTGTCTGATAGCGAATTTCGTAGCGCATCATTGAAGTTCAGTGAGTTGATTGAACTGAAAGTATTATAGGGCAGTCTTTAGGGCGATGCCGTTCCCAGTGTGCCAGTTCAGAAATCGAACACGTCGCCGTTGATTTCGGCACGGTTGACTTTAGGGTCGTTCCACTTCACACCGTCCGGGGTTTCTTTGCTGCCGAATTCATAGAACAATTCCAGCAGTTCTTCATAGCAGCAGACATCATTCTCCTGAATGAAGTTATAAATGCTCTCATCATTCTCAATCCAAAGCACAACATTCCAGGTCTCATAATTGGTCCAACCGTTATAGGTGCGATCGGTCAGGTCGGTCTGGTAGGTTGAGGTTGCCATTGGGGTGGGTTGATTGAACTGAAAGTATTGTAGGGGGTCAGGAGGCACCAGAAGGGGTGCTGTGTGCCACTCCCTCAACTGGCACACTGAAACCTCCCGTGGTTGAAGTTGGCATAGCTGAAGACCTCACGATTCACCAGTTTGAACATACCAAACTCATTGGTCATCACATAACCCTCAGCATCAATACGGTTGCCGTTGATGTATGCTGCAGGACCATCATTGCGGCAGAGGATCAAACAATCATCCTTGATAGACTTCACCAGTGCCCACAATCCAATCAGGTTAGGATCACAATCAAAATCCTCTGCAGCAACATTATCACCCGAACGAATGCAGGCATTGAGTTGTTGCTTAATCTTGGATGCTTCCTTTACAGAAACAAACTCTACAGCAAGTGCCATCACACGGGCAAACTTACAGATTTGCTCTACATCAGCGAAGGACTCTTGACCGTGCAGAATGTATGCCTCAGGTTGCACGAACTTCACAGTCTCAGTATCAGTCCAGATGCTACGGTCAGGCATTGCCACAGCGTCACGCAGATCGCTCTCGGCATAATAGCAAGTGTGAGGAGCGATGATAATGTTCTGGGTTACAATGTCACCGAACTTATAAGTGATGGTGTTCGGAGTGTATTCATTCAATCCACCGAAACCGATAAAGTCTCCCTGATAGATTGTCTTCACACGGGGCAGATGATCAAAGCACGAATGCAGAATCTGTGCTACATTCCCTTCGTGATTTGCATCAATGTCCTCGTGAGATTCATTGATTTTGATTTTAACTTTGTTGAAGACACTTTTGGTGCCCACGAAGAAGTTTCCGGTGGCAGGATTGGTTCCCCAGACAATAGCAGGAGCACCATCAATCTTGACACTCAGGTTGCCAGGATTCACGAACCAATCAAGAACATCTAGATTGCCAGTGAGGATGGTGTCTTCAGGGTGCTCAAGGTGGGTGTTTTTCATACTGCTATTGTAAGGGGTCTGCAGGGGGTCTGGGGGGAACCGTGTGCCAGTTGTTCAGGTGTCCTCGTCGTTCAAAATATTGATGAGTTCTTCAGTAATTTTATCTATTTTTTGACAAATTGCACCGCGACCTTGACCATTCTCCCACAATTTATCAGAAACCCTTTTAAGTTGAGGAAGAATTTTAACTCGGATTAGTTGTTCTTTGGTAATTTGGTTAGTCATTGCGGTGGTGGCAGTCATTTGTTTTTTTGTTTCTCAAAGCATTCAGTAAGTCCTTCAAATGCTCCAATAGAAAAGGCAATCCAACCGGGAGACAATACCCAAATCCAACTCCAATCAATAGTGTGAGTTAGTTTAGCACAAATAAAAAGAAAGAGCAAACTTTCAAAAATGCCGATTTTGAGTTTGCCGATTTTGATTGGGTTCATTTCAGTTGCTCCAGAGCATCAATAAAGTGTTGAATACAATCTTTGGGAATATGAATAATTGTGTTTTTACCAGTCATTGCCTCTAAACCTTCGGAACTAATAACACTCACAGTTCCATACTCATCAGTTGTAAAAACATAATCCCAATCATCTTGCTCATGAAGAATACGGATTTCTTTTGTGATTTGATAAGTCATTTCAGTTGAGACGCATACCACTAAAGAAAGGAATTGCACCGCCATTCGGTACAGTCACGAACCAGTTAAAGTTCTGCTGAAAGACACGCTCACCGTCAATTCCATGAACAGTGAGAATAGCATTCAGGCGGGATTTGGTAGTGTTAGACTGATGATCACCGTCGAAAAGTTGAATCCAGCACGAACCAATCTTAGCAATCAGATTACCGTGCAGGAACACTTCTGCAACTTGTGCAGCACCATCCCAACACACTTGAGTGTTACCAGAGCACCAATTCTTGGCATTGGTGATGGCATCGTTCATTTGGCGTTCGATCTTACGCATCGGTGGGGTTGCTTGGTATGAATTAAAGATAACAGGGGGAAGCACGAACCGCAACCCCAGTGTGCCACTTACTAAACTGTCACACTCTCCACCAGTTCTTGATAGTATTCCTCACCATAGATTGAGGTGATAAGAGATTCCATGTCATTCTCAGATTCATGAGCGAAAGAATCAACTAGCATTTCATAAACCATCTGCTCCATTGTTTTCTTGTCCATTTCATCTACGACACGATCACAATACTTTTCAACAATCTCAGAAATCTGTTCAGGAGTGAGTGTCATGATTCAGGCAGAAACTTTGTTACGAACACGACGAACTTCGTCGCCAATAATCTCAAAAACTTGTTCGTATATGTAGTCACACGAACCAAGTTCAAGTAACACCTCATCAGTGTCATCACTATTCAGATGTTCTTGAGTATCAAGATCCTCAATCCCATTTTCATCTTCGGGATAAAAGAACACATCCTCTTTGGTGAATACAAACGCAGCAACAGGTGCGTTCTCACCTTGTTGCTCAATCATGCGATTGACGCTATCACGAAGGTTGGAGAGGGTGCGGTACATCAGTCGTTCGTGGGGTGATTAACGATTTGGTCTTCGATTTGATTCGCAAGTTCTTCCATGAACTCACGATCTTCACCATCCTCAAACTGTGCATTGTTTCGCACAATTCGCATCAGGAAGTCGATTTGTTCATCCGTGAAATGATACTCTTTGAGTGTGTCAGTCATTTCCTCAGAGGAGAATTGAAGTAACGAGTGAAGCATAGCACCAGGATGATGCCAGTGGAGATCACTCCGACCAGTCCGAGAACTGTCACAGAGTCGCCAGTAAAGTTGTAAGTGTCAGGTGTCATTTCAGTAATCGTAATCAGCGGCAAGGTATTCATTCACATTAAACTTGTTCTCATCATCAAGATCACGAAGTTCGGGAATGTCGAAGATTTCACCGGGAGCATCAGCAATCTCAGACCAGAGTTCATCAAACATGGTGGTTTTCTCAGGAACGAATGTAATGTAGAACGGATCGGGGGGCATTGCAACCCCCCTTGTGCCAGT